CTAATGTGTAATCTATTTTGTTCAGACCAAATTACTTGATCAGATGTCATTGGCATTTCAGCGCCAACCATTCTTAAGAAGCCTCCAAGAGTACGGTTACCGTATCTTTCTACTTCTTGTTCGTAAATTTCAGGTAAAAACTGCTGAGCAAAGTCATTTGTTCCAGCGGCACCTGTGTTAAATTGTAGATAATTCGTAGGCAACAATTGTTGTGTTGACGAAGGAATTAAACTACCAAATTGAGGAGTTAAAGCCATTTTGTTTGTTTTTTTAAATTAGTTAAATTTTCTTGTTTTTATTTTTAATTTTGATGAATCAAATCCACTAACTGCTTTTACTTTAAAACCACCTACGGTAACTTCACCAGAATTACTTGTTCTGGCTTTGCTATCGGTTAAGTTTTTAGAACTACTAACAACGTCTTTGACGGCATCAGCTTTTCCTTGTTCGTAAAAGTGACTAGCAATTTTATCAACATTTTCAGCAGCATACATGGCTTTGTGATAACCAGAAGTATCCACTACATCTCCATCTTCGTTTAAGAACTTCTTAACTAAATTATTGATGTTTGATTGATTTTCTGCTACTTTTTCACGATTCTGTATATTATACTTATAACTTTTTTCTCCAACTTTTATATCAAAACCTTTGAATTCGTCGTTGAATAATTCTTTAGTATTTTTTTTGAACGTCTCGTGCTGTTCAGTAGCCACATCTTGTTGCTTGTTGTAGCGATTAAAAAAGTCTGTAGCTTTTTGTTGGTCTTGAGTTATTCCGGGTCTCAACTTGATCTCCTCGTAATATTTTTTCTTAGTTTCCTCTAAAAAGTTTTTAGCTTTTGCAATCTCTTCTTTTTTAGCGAGTTTCTTTTTTCGGACTTCACGCTCTTCGTCCATGTCTTCGTCATATTGGAAATTATCCTCCATAACAAAGCCAATTTCTTCCTCGTTTAAATGAGGTTTTGCTTTTTTATAATATTCTTTTAATAAAACATCGTCATCAATACTTGAATAATCAGCATTAAGTCTTGTGTAATCTTCTATAGTTCCACCAGTTTCTTCCATAAAGTCAACTAGCTTCTCAATGTTCTCAGGTAAAGGTTTACCTAATACTTTTTCATCTCTAATAGCTTCTTTAACTTCTTTAATAACTTCTTTAGTTACTTCTTGAATTGGTTTAAACTCTTCAACATTTTTGACGGACTCTTGTACTTGTTCGTCCACTTTAATGCTATCTCCGGTTTGTTTGTCCACATCCACTTTCTCTGTTTCTCCGATTTGAATGGCATCTGGTTCTTGTTTTTTTAAAGCTTCGCTAGGTATAGTTACTTTTGTAACTTTATCTGGAACATCTACTAAAGGTTCTTTAATGCTTACTTTTATTATTTCTTGAGTTTTGTTCCCTAATTGCTTAGGTGTTTTCTTTTTAGACTTTATTTTAAAGTCTCCTTCCTGTTTAACAGGTTCATTTGTTTTTGTTTCTGACATAATATAATATGATTAAATAATTAAAAATTACAACATCAAAGATGTTGATTGTGATTGTTGTTCAAAATCAATAGGTAAAGAATCGTTTTTTCTTTGACTTATCATTTGGCTTTGTTGAGAACCTTCCATTTTTATACGCTTATCTTTACGATCTTCTATTTCTTGTTCCTTTTCTCTTGTAGTTTGCATGTCCATTTGTTTAAGCTGCATATCAAATTGAAATTGAGCTTGCATTTTTTGTTGCTCTAATTGAGCGGCTGTTTGCATGCGTTGCATTTCCATTTGAGATCTTGCTTGTTCGTATTGAACTTTAGATCCAGATATAGCTTCTTGCTTTTGAACCTCTGACATAGCTATTTTTTCAGCAGCATCAGCCTGTGATTCTGCTTGAGCCTTGATATTAGCTTGTTGGTTTTCTTGATCTTGCTTGCCTTTAGCTTTACGCTTTATTTTAAGCATTTGATTAGCTAATTTAAGATTTTTGATTTGTCTTAAATCTATAGCGTCCTCTAAATCTATACCTTGAGATTGTAAAGCAACTTGTATGTTTTGTTCTAACTGCTGTTGCTCTTCTTCATCTGGTTCTAATTCTAAAAATATACCAAAATCATGCAAGTTTAAGTTAACAATTTCTTTTAACGTTTTTACATTATAAGTAGATATAGAATTAACTAAAGCATTTTCAGTAAGCGGAAACTCTAAAGCATCTGCTATTTTTAAAGCTATATTTTCTGCTATTCTAAGAGTTAAAAACAAACTAGCTTGCTTTATGTGTCTAGTTGCTACGTTAGACGCGTTAGCGGCTATTTTCTGTAATCCTACTAGTGTTTGTTTGTCTGGAGTACTTCCGTCACGAGCTTCATTAAGCCCGGTTACATCTCTTATCATTTGTAAATAATATTGATAAGTCTGTATTAAACTTGCTATTTTTTGTTGACCACTAGAACTATTAAGTTCTTGTATTGGAACTTTACCAGCATTCATTTCACCGTCTTGAGTAAGTGATCTACCAACTATAGAACCAGTTTGAAAATACATATTAAGCGCCTCAGCTGGATTATAGTTTGTACCATTACCTAAATCAACTTCAGCTAAACCATCCATATCTAAATAAACACCATCTGGTACCATTCTAGACATTACTTGTTGTAGCTTTAAATGAGTCAATTGAATCATGTCTGCAAAACCTATACATTTACTTACAAGAGATTCTATTCTACCTTTATACATTCTTGGCGCACAAATGGCATAATTCATTTCTACTTTAGTAGTATCTGCTAATGGTCTAGACATGTTTTCTGCTAGTTTCCATTTTAAAATTGTATTAGTTCCTAACACCTTTGCCCCGTTGTATAATACTTCTATTGATCTTGATACTCTTTCAAAACTATCATTTTCTGGTGGATTAAAAGAATCTGGCTTTTCTAAAGCTTTCATTAATCCTTGATCAGTATACTTTATTTTAAATACTTGATTATGATAAGTCTTGTAGTCAAAATACATAACTTGAACCGTGTTATTATCATAATTACCATAGCCAGTTGTATATGAACTATTACCTGGCATTTTTTGTATTCTTTCTAGTTCTTCATCAGTAGTGTCAGGAAATTCTTTTTTAAGCTCTGCTATAGTTATAGATTTTACTTCACCAACATAGTATATGTCTTCAAAGTTTGGATCTTCAGTATATGAATAAACCATATAAGCTGGATCAATATATTTAACTGTAACGCCTTCAGCGGTATTAAAATCAGTTTTTACAGCAGATATACCACAAACAGTTAAATCCATGTTAAGTCTACGTCTAATTAAATCATATTTGTTTTGAGCAAGCACTGATGATATAGCTTCTTCTTCTGCTATTTCAATTGATTGCTTGTAACTTAACTGCATATGAAGCTCTAGTTCGTCTTCAGAATCTGGTAAAGTACTAGGATCAGGACTTTGATATAAGTCTACGCCTAGAGTTTGTTTTAATTCTTTTAAAAATTCTTTACCCATCATGTCTTCGTAGATACGAGAAGCATAATCTGTTCTTTTTTTTACTGAGCTTGGGTCTTGAGCATATGCTTTTATATCGTAACTTTTTTGTGATATACCGTTTACAACTATATCTACAAATTTAGATAAAATAGGAACAGGTTGCCAATCTAAGTTAAGATAAGACAAATCACCATTAATAGATAATTCATCTTTGTATTTTTGTGGAGATTGTTCACCACGAGCATATAATCTTAACTCGTGAAAACTATTCCAATTAGTTAAATATCTATTACCGTTAGTTCTGCTTTGACCAAACCACTCGTATTCAATTGCCATAGCAACTTGACTTCCATATTCTAAGCTTGCTTTTTCTGCATCGCTAACCACTTGACTAGGAAAGGCGCTATTGGTGTTAGTATATATATTCATTTAACTTATTATTTTTGATGTGGTTCCTTTATTGTTATATCTTTTTATACCTAAATCTACAGTTTCTAATTTAATTTTATTGCTTGGAGCATATCTATGCTTATTACAAGCCATTAAAGCTAGT